AGTCAGTGCCTAGAATGGCTCCCTCGTTCAGCACATTAGCATCGTAGTTAATTGATACACCGTTGGATGACGGTACTGTTGTTCCGCTGGTCAAATTAAAGATGATGGCTAGGTCAAAGTCGTTACCCAGTGTTATTTGATTTGGGTCAGTGACAGCGTCTAGTTGAGTCTTGTTCATCTGGTTTGGATAGGTTGTAGTTCCCATTGTGTATTCGTTTACTTCAACACCATTTAAACCAACAATAAACATTTTAGTGCCGTTTGCGTTAAAGGCTATTGATTGTGGTGAGGTTTCTTCAGCAGAGACACTAAAGCTGTCTACAAATGATGCTGTGGATACATCAAAACCTGTTGACAGAACGTACTCGTTAACGTCATCGCCTGTGCTGCCACAAATAAACATCCGAGTGCCGTCAGTACTAAAAGCTAGACCTCTTGGGTCAGTCTCTTCGGAAGTAACGGAAAAAGCATCAACGTAGGTAGCTGTTGATATGTTAAAAGCAGTTGATAACGTATACTCGTAAACGCTATCGTTTGTAGTACCTACCATGAAGACCTTAGTGCCATCGGAGTTGAACGCTATGTCTTGCGGAGATGTGTCCTGCGACCCTACGTCAAAACTTAAAGAAGCGTAAGATGCCGTTGATACATCAAAGCCTGTAGACAACGTGTATTGGTAAATAAACCTAGCACCTGTTGAATCACTAAGAACATACATCTTGGTTCCGTCAGTATTAAAAGCAACTCCTCTAGGTTGAGTAGCTTGTGCAGAGACACTAAAAGCATCTGTGAATACCGCAGTAGAAACATCAAAGCCTGTAGACAGTGCGTATTCGTTAACGTCATCACCCGTTACCCCGCACACAAACATTTTAGTGCCGTCAGTGTTAAAGGCTAGTCCGCATGGGTCGGCTTCTTGTGCTGATACCGAGAAAGCATCAACAAACACAGAAGTAGACACATCAAAGCCCACAACAAAACTAGCTCCCTCCATAGCCTGAGCCAATGCCGGTAACTCAGCATTCGTTGTGGCGTTAGTCCAGGTCTCGGAAGCGTATGTGCCGTTAGAGTTGTACTGCCATGTGCCTGCGTTATTCCTGACAATGTCTCTAGCACCCAGCGTCTCACTTACAACTGTGTAACTGATGCGGTTGTCGTTTGACAGGGCGTATAGGACTTTGCCGCTACCAGCAGACTCGTTAGCAGTCATGTCGTTAATGTCGATCCAGTAGGTGGTGTCAATAGAGGCTTTGGTGTGTACTGGTTGGTAGCCTGATACGGAAATCAATTGGCCTGTGGAATATTCATTAACCTCTGCCCCTCCCCCACCAACAACAAACATCTTTCTACCATCAGTGCTAAATGCTATTCCAAATGGAACCGTGTCTTGAGCCGCTACACTAAAACTACTTACAAAACTTGCAGTAGAAACATCAAAAGCTGTTGATAGATTGTACTTGTTAACATTATCTGACCCAAAGCCTGTAATAAACATTTGAGTGCCATCTGTGTTAAAAGCTATGCCTGATGGGGATGTATCTTGTGCTGAAACAGAAAATACCTGAGTAAAGGTTGCTGTTGAAACATCAAAGCCTGTAGACAAAGCGTACTGGTTAACGTCTTGCCCATTGCCGCCAACAATAAACATTCTAGTGCCGTTAGTATTAAAGGCTATTGCTTGCGGAAGTCCATCTTGTGCAGATATTGAAAACGCATCAACAAACGTAGCAGTGGACACATCAAACCCTGTCGATAGCGTGTATTCGTTTACGTCATCGCCTGTGCTGCCACAAATAAACATCTTAGTGCCGGTAGTGTTAAAAGCTATGCCTCGCGGCTCAGTTTCCTGAGAGGCAACACTAAAGCTGTCTACAAAAGACGCAGTAGATATGTTAAAACCAGTAGACAACGTGTATTCGTTAACGTCTTGCCCATTGTACCCTACAACAAACATTTTAGTGCCTGTTGGGTTAAATGCTATGCCTACTGGCGAAGTGTCTTGGGCAGAAACAGAAAGCACCTGTGTAAACGTAGCACCCGCTATATCATAGCTAGAAGAAAACCCACTCAACTCCAGATCGCCATCAACAGCGTTATAGACTACACCGTACATGTCCCAGTCACCTGATGCGACTTGATTGTAGGATGTAGGTGCAGTGGTCTCTACAAATGCTCCACTTGTAGCTGTGAGGACAAATACACCGCTGTTGGCTTCAATGGTCTTGCCTACGTCTGCTGAGACGAATGAGCCTGTGCCTAGTGCTACCGATACTGCGTCTAGTGTGTATTCATTAACGTCATCGCCGGTAACACCCACAATAAACATCTTAGTACCGCTAGGGTTAAATGCTATTGCCCACGGGTCATTTTCTTGTGAGGATATTGAAAATAACTTAACAAAAGTTGCGGTCGATACATCAAACCCAGTAGACAGGCTATATTGATTTACTTCTTGCCCAGCACCCACAATAAACATCTTTGTGCCGTCAGCATTAAAAGCTAATCCTTTCGGGTCTGAATCTTGTGCAGATACACTGAAGCTATCTACAAAGGTTGCTGTTGAAATGTTAAACCCTGTGGACAAAGTGTACTCGTTAACATCTAAGCCGCCGCCGCCAACAACAAACATTTTAGTGCCGTCAGGGCTGAAGGCCAGTCCTTGAGGATAGATGTCTTGCGCTGATACTGAAAACAGTCTTGTAAAACTTGCTGTAGATATATCAAACCCTGTCGATAAGGCATACTCGTTAACGTCAACACCAGTTGCGCCAACAATAAACATCTTAGTGCCATCAGCGTTAAAACAAAGCCCTGTTGGGTTTGTATCTTGTGAATTGACTGAAAACAACTGTGTAAAGGTAGCTGTTGAGACATCAAATGCCGCTGATAAAGCGTACTCATTTATATCCTTACCAGCAGCGCCAGTTATAAACATCTTAGTGCCGCTAGGATTAAATGCTATTCCCTTTGGTGCAGTTTCTTGTGCAGACACACTAAACGCATCTACAAACACTGAAGTAGAAACATCAAACCCAACAAAGTTCAACGTAGTAGCAGGCGCACTGTTCAACCTTTCATAGTTCTCAGTTGTCGAGTTTACATCCCACTCATTATTAGTCACACCTGTCTGTGGCACTTCTTTAGTCACGCTTACCACTGGTGTCAGCACTGTCTTAGTCAGGCTGATTGTAGACAGCTCATTTGCTGTAAACGTCTTGGTCAGCGTACCCAGCGTTGCGTTTGTGTCGATGGTTGCGTACTCAAGCCCTGTAGCACCAGAGTTAACAACCAAAGCCTGACCAGCAGTGCCGAGTGTAGATAAGCCTGTGCCGCCTTTAGCAGTGGTGAGCGTGCCTGTGGTTTGTGTCGCTAGGTTAATTGTTGTGGCGATTGCTGCGGTATCTTGAAACGCTGCGCCGTTATAAACGCGCATGGCAGTTGTCGATGTGTTGAAGTAAATAGCACCTGTCACCAGAGCATTGCCATCATTATCAAGTGTCGGGTCTGATGCCTTAGCACCTAAGAACCTATCATCAAATAAGTCATAACTCGCAGCAGCGTTATTAGCCGCAGTTGTTGCCGTTGAGGCACTGGCAGATGCAGAGCTTGCAGAGCCTGATGCCGCACTAGCAGAAGCCGTTGCACTTGATGCAGAGCCGCTGGCAGAGCTTGCACTTGCTGCCGCGTTAGTTGCGTTGGTGTTTACCTCACCAGCAACAGTATTGACTTGCCCTGACCATGTGTTTGTTGCAGTGATTACAGCAGGCAGTGATGTGCCGTATAAAGTATCTGCGCGACTATCAAAGTTTGCTGGGTCACTTGTTAACGGTGGTGAACCTAGACTCGGAATGCTTTGCGTTATTGTAGTCATCAGACTCGCTCCAGCTCAAAATTCAAAATAACATTTTCGGGATATTGTAAATTGATACTAAAATCACGGTAATACCCAAGCATTGACACCGCTTCAAAGTAACCATCAGTTGCATTATCAATGCCGTACCAGAAGGCAGGCTCTGCGTTAAGCAGGTCTCTCGTTTCGATTATTTTATTGACGGCAATTTTATCACAGAAAACAGTCTGCTTGCTTTTCGGGATATTCCTTCTTTTTACCAAGATCGCATTGCCTTCATCGTCTCTGGTAACAGTTGAAAAGTTTAAGATGTCGCTGATGGCATTGTATTGTGTTCTGCCAAAGATAACTTCACGCCCTACGCCAAGCGCAGCCAGTTCAGCGTTGCCAGATGTTGCAGTCAAAGTAACCGTCACGATGCAGTCGGTATAAGGTGGGATGTTAAAAAAGTTTAAGCTCTTTTGCGTTGTGAATGGCACTGTCAGGTGTTCGTACCAAGTGCGAACAATTCGAGTATTTAAACTGCCCGTTGAGGTAAAGATAGTGCCGCCACCCAGCACACTAGTCACTGTCACTGTGTAGGAGTTAGCCTGTATGCCATCGAGACAGATACTGTCGATTCGTTTGCCTGGTGCAAAAACAACAGTAAATGTCAAAGGCACACTAGTGCGATTGTTTCTGTCGTAGTCAAACAATCGGAAGCGGTTAGTCTTGCCGATATACTTCCATTTTGTGGTGTCGGTCAACGGGTTGCCAGTGTTAGCCGCAACCAGCGATTGGTACAAATCATGATTAGCCAAGTCGGTAACGATGTCACCAAGATCGCAAGATGACCCAGAAGCGTAGATTGGATAAACGATACCAGCATTAGTCCAGTACGCACCTTCTGCAAGGGTTTGCCCGACATTGCCATTCTGCAAAGATCGCCAGACCGTTTGCGGATCACCGTAGACAGATGCAAGGCCAACCAAAGCATTTATGGCATAGGTTGTCCCAGCGTTATACGTTGCTGCAACCTCCTCTGGCACTGTGCTGGATGTGATTGATGTTATCGCAATGGGCGGGATTACTTTCATGCTGCCACCGTTACAAGTGAGTCACCATCTCTGGTCACGCGCAGCAACAAGTCTGCTGTGCGCTTGGTGTAAAAAGCCATGTTACGCATTTCGGTTAGCATATCACGCATTTCGCTCATCATGCCCCCGTTGTTGCGGTTGCGCGGATCACTCGCAGTTAGTACTTCCTCGCCTTTGTGCAATTCAGCCCTAAAACCGTTAAACGGAACATTTCTAATACCGCCGAAACCTATTCCATCTAACCTGCCGCGTTCAGCCTGACCAAGCGTTGCAGCCCTTTCCAACAAGACATCGGCAGAGCCAGAGGATAACAGGAACTCTCTATCAGCAGGCGATACCTGACCGCCAAGAGCCTCGACCCACTGCTTTGTAAACTGGGTTAGTTGCTCAGACATTGGCGCAGATGTTACGCCCCTGCCTTCCTCTGCTGCTGTACCCAAGAACAAGCCACTGCCCTGACCCTTTTCATCAAAGCCACCAAAAGGATTGTTGCTGAAGTTAACATTAAGGCCAGCCGCTTTTGCTATTTCAGTCAGTGAGGCATCGTATTTTCTGAATACATCAATCACTTCATTTGCTGACGCTTGATCTTCCCGTCTCGCAAAGCCAACAGGAGCAAAGCCAGAGGCAAAGGCATCAACAGCAAACTTGCGATCAGCAGATGCACCAGGCGCATCGTGGATCAACAGGCCAGCG